TTTCAGCCGAGACTTATTCAAATAAGTTTACCTACACTCTAATAAACGACACAGATTTAGAAAAAACACTTGACTTATGTATCTGACTTCAGTATATTCATACCACAACCTATCGCAGGAGAATGGTATGACGCCTGAACAAAAGTTTGCAAAACTGTACAAAGAAATGTGGGACCTTTGCCAAGAGAATGATTGGGGAGATCCCTTCTCATATGCAAGGGCTAAAGAGATCTATGCCACTTGCGCTCTTGGGCATTCAATGCCGGGACCAGATGCCTATTCTGGTGCTGATGGTATCAATGAGAAAGGCGAGGGTGTAGAATATAAATCTACTATTGGCAAGAGTATAAAAGGATCTTACACTGGAATATCGGTGCAGTCAACTTGGGAAGAGCAAGACCGATATCTGAGAGAAGAAAAGATTGCTAAATACCCAGAGCACTACTACAATCGCTTTGAAGATGGGAAACTAGTAGAATCTTGGAAACTAACTGGTCAGCAGGTATATGAGATTCTTGGACCAAAGTTGAAGGACAAGTTCTCCACCGTCCTCAACCAGAAAGACCCAAGGCTTTCTGCAACTGTGACGACAGGAGAGATTCATCAATATGGAAAGAGGGTTCTATGAGTTTAGACAGCAAAAAACTTATGTATTCAAAAGGCAATAACGATGAATGCTATACACCGGCTTATGGTGTTGAGCCTATCTTGGAGTTTATTCCCAAGGATGCCATCGTCTGGTGTCCTTTTGACACAGAAGAAAGTCAGTTTGTAAAACTTATATCAAAGCAAAACCAAGTCATCTATTCTCATTTGGATGAGGGAAAAGATTTCTTTGAGTATGAACCAGAGGAGTGGGATGTGATTATATCCAACCCTCCCTTCACAAACAAGCGCAAGTTCTTTGAGAGGGCTTTGTCATTCAACAAGCCATTCGCTTTGATTATGACAAACACTTGGCTAAATGATTCAGCACCAAAGCAGTTGTTCAAGGATAGAGACTTACAACTTCTAATGTTTGATAAGAGGATGAAGTTTATCTCACCTGATGGTAGGGACAATAATAAGATTACTTTTAGCAGCAGTTACTATTGTTGGAACTTCCTGCCAAAACAAATCATTATGAGAGAATTAAAAATACCAAAAAATGCTTGACTTCTTTTTTATCCTGCCCTATAATCTACCTATAACTTTTGCAAAGGAGATAGTGTGAACAACATCGGTTATGCCTGTATCAATATGGAACTGTCTGAGTTGCCCAAGGACGAGCGTGTGACTACCAACAGAACTATGATAAAGCGCACCTTCCACGAGAAGGGCATCGCATACGCTTCTGAACTTGCTTTGGCTAACTGCCGTGACCTTCTCACTATTCTCAAGTGGAACGAGGCTCACGGGTTCAAGTTCTTTCGTTTATCGTCTGACTTGTTCCCGTGGGCTTCCGAGTACAAGTTGTCTGACTTACCAGACTTTGACGACATTTGCTTGGCTCTACAAGAAGCCGGTGATTACATTGAAGACTGCGGTCATCGTGTAACAGCACACCCCGGACCATTCAACAAGTTGACTTCGCCCAACGAGAGTGTAATCCAAAACACTATCCGTGACTTGGAGATCCACGGTGAAGTCTTTGATATGCTTGGGTTGTCTCGCACACCATACAACAAACTCAACATCCATGTCGGCGCACACTACAACGACAAGCCTATGGCTCTTGCTAACTTCTGTAAGAACTTCCACCGCTTGTCCGATGCAGTCAAGTCTCGGCTCACAGTAGAGAATGACGACAAGGCTTCGCTCTACTCTACCAAGGAATTGTACGACAGTGTATACCAAGAGATTGGTATTCCCATTGTCCACGACCAACACCACCACCTTTTCTGTACTGGTGGACTGGAACAGGAAGAGGCTATGCTTTATGCTGCTATGACTTGGGGTGACATTACACCAGTCATTCATTACAGTGAAAGCCGACCAGACGAACAGAACGATCCCAAGATCAAACCACAGGCTCACTCTGATTATATCTACAACAAGATTGATACATTCGGTTTGGATGTAGATGTAATGGTAGAAGCCAAAGCAAAAGAACGAGCAGTCCAACGATACAAGGAGTTGTGGGGATGAAAAAGATTAGACTATGGAAAAATAAACACGAGTTGTCAGACAAGTATTCTCTTGTAGATGATGAAGACTATGAGAAAGTTGTTGAAGCAAAGGACAAGAGAGGTAAACAAAAGAAGTGGTATTGTCATAATAACAACTCCTCATCTGACTATGCTATGGACGGCAACCGAAGGGACTCCATCCACAGACTTGTAATGGGAAACCCAAAGGGCATGTGCGTTGACCACATCAATGGAGATACTCTAGACAATAGGAAAGAGAACTTGAGAGTTTGTAGCCATAGTGAAAACCTAAGAAACAAGAGAACAAGAAGAACAAGTCAGTCTGGCTACAAGGGCGTTTATGAAGTTAAAAAGCCCAGTCGCCACAAGTATGTAAGCAAGAAAACAGGCAAAGTAACATACCACGAGAGTATGCCAAAAAAAAGATTTAGTGCTTACATTGGCAACGGCACAGGAGGAAATATTAAGTTGGGCTATTGGGCAACAGCCGAAGAAGCAGCAGAGGCTTATGATAGAAAAGCCCTAGATCTATACGGTGAGTTCGCTAGACTAAACTTCCCAGACAAACTTAAACAATACTTGGAGGAGATAAACAATGATTAAAGAAACAGTAAACCACCCAGAGCATTACAATAAAACTGCCCTAGAAGTTATTGACGCCATTGAGCAATGGGATCTAAACTTCAGCGAAGGCAATGTTGTAAAGTATCTTATTCGCCACAGGCACAAAGAAAATCCCTTGGAGGATTTGAAGAAAGCCAAGTGGTATTTGGATAGATTGATTAGCAAACACGAAAAGGAGAATGTATGAACATTAAGTTTTTTAGGATTAGACCCGACGCTAAACTACCAGTTAGGGCACACAGGACAGACGCAGGTATGGACCTATTCTATTGCCCCAACGGAGGCAGAGGTGCTTGCTTGGAAGACAACGGAGAATACTGGCTGTCTGCTCGGTCAAGCAACCTAATCTCTACTGGGCTGAAAACAGAGATCCCAGAAGGATATATGCTGGAAATCAAAAACAAATCGGGCATTGCTTCTAAGCGACAACTGGTTGTAGGTGCTTGTGTTGTTGATCCCGGCTATGACGGAGAGATCTATGTGAACCTCCACAACATTGGAGCAGAGACACAGATTCTCAAGCCGGGAGACAAGATTGCTCAGGCAGTCCTCGTCCCAGTTGTTCATTGTGGTATTGAGGAAGCAACCGAAGATAATCTCAATAATGGCTCTACCAGAGGCGAAGGTGGCTTTGGTTCCACAGGTGATCGCTAATGGGCAAACTATCCAAGAAAGTAGGCAGAAAAAAGGAAGTTCAGGCAAAGAAGGAAGCCCAAGACAAACTCGTTCGTAGTGTATCTATGTTCGGTTTGCGACCTGATGCCTGCTCTTCCTGCTCTGCTCCATTTGATAAAACCAGCAGAGAAATGGCTATGACTTGGCGAGTAGTAGTTAGTGAAGAACAAAAGCGTGTAACCCTAATCTGCCCTGACTGCCAAGCCAAAGTAGCCGAGGGCATAGAAAAAGTATTTGGAGATACTAATGAATAAGAAAGACTTCAAGCAGTTTTGCGAAGACAATAACCTGCGATACAAGAAAGACGCCTGTGGAGATCCTGTCTCTCCCAGTCGCAAAGGAACAAAGACCGACCAACTATACTGGACTGGTTCCGGCGACATTGGCGTTTATGTGGAGAGAGAAACAAAAAAGAAATACACTTTCCTCAAACAGAAACTTATAGAAGAGTATGGTCTTCGCCTACACCAAGACGGTGATACTGACGGCACATTCTACGCAACAACAGGACAAGCAGTCAAAGTTGCTTCTTTCCTTGGCTGCGCTAAGAATGCTGTATCCCAAGCAACAAGAGACAAGATGAGTAAATTAATGAAGGAGAGATTGCACAATGGCTAATGTATGTTATGATGATGTCTTGCTGGTTCCCCAGTATTCAGACATAGAAAGCAGGACAGTCCTATCAACCAAGAATAGTTTGGGAGATATTGGACTAGACCTGCCTATTATTTCCAGTCCTATGGATACAGTAACCGAACTTGATATGTTGGTTGCTATGGAAATGAACGGAGGGTTAGGTATTATCCACCGCTACAATAGTGTTGACGACCAATCCAAACTGGTAAAGCAAGCCAAGGTTGTAGAAGTAAATAATGTAGGAGCAGCCATCGGTGTGACTGGTGATTACTTGGAAAGAGCACAGGCTCTCGTAGAAGCAGGTGCCAATGTTCTTTGCGTTGATGTAGCCCACGGGCACCACTCAATGATGAAGACCGCCCTTGCCAGCCTTCGCAAAGTCTTTGGAAACTCAGTTCACATTATGGCTGGTAATGTAGCAACAGGCGAAGGTGCCTGTGCCTTGGCTGAATGGGGAGCAGACTCTGTTCGTGTGGGAATCGGCTCGGGTGCGATCTGTAGCACTCGCCTTGTTTCGGGTCATGGACTTCCTGCCCTGCAATCTATTATTGATTGTGTTGAGGCTGGCTGTCCTATCCCAATCATTGCTGACGGAGGTATCAGAACCAGCGGAGACATTGTAAAGGCTCTGGCTGCTGGTGCTGACTTTGTTATGCTGGGTTCTATGCTGGCTGGAACAGACCAAGCACCGGGACAGGTTTTTGACGCAGGTAATAAAAAATACAAAGTCTATCGTGGTATGGCGTCAAGCGAAGCACAAATAAACTGGCGAGGCAAGACCTCTACACCAGAAGGTATCTCTACCACAATCCCATACAAAGGCGACGTGAATACAATCTTGGCTGATCTCAAAGGCGGTATCCAAAGTGGTATGTCTTACTCAGGTGCTAGGACAATCAACGATCTACAAGCCAAAGCCAAGTTTGTCCAGCAGACAACGGCAGGTCAAGCAGAGAGTTTCACTCACATTCTAATGAGGAACAAATGAGCGAAGAATACGAAATAGATTATGGTAATCTCAACAAGGTAATCCAGTTCAAGGAAACCGACAAGAGACACGCCGATCTTCGTATTCGTCTCCACTACGACGGCTTTTATC